AGCTTTGTTGCGCGGGGTATCTGCGCCCGGTACGAGATCACCTACAACGAGGCCGAGAACCCCGTCACCGACCTTATCAATGGTAAGATCACCTTCCATCAGTACATCACCCCGTTTGTCCCGGCGGAACACATCGAGAACATCATTGAATTTGACCCCTATGCGCTGGAGAGTGCATTGTCCGGCGCGGCGTAAGGAGGGACTGACAGATGATTAGTGACAACTACGTACCTGAAAAAATTAACGAGTACAACGCCTACCTGGACGGAGAGCGCATGATCGGCGTTGTGCCTGACATCGACCTGCCGGAGATCGGCATGAAGGCCAGCGAGGTTGAGGGAGCCGGTATGCTGGGCGTGCTGGACAGCCCTGCCATCGGGCAGTTTGAGAGCATCGAGCAGGAAATCAAGTTCAACGTCCTGTACTCCAGCGCAATCAATATGCTTAGTCCGCTGGAGGCGGTGAATCTGACCTTCCGGGCCTCCCAGCAGGTATATGACAAGATCGGCGGCTACGACTTCAAGGGCCTGCGAATCGTGGAGCAGGGTCGAGTGAAGAAGTTCAAGCCCGGCAAGCTGAAACGGGCGGAGGGCATGGAGGCCACCGTTACGATGGAGCTTACCTACATCATGATCGAGGTTGACGGTACGGTGATGCTGGAGATCGACAAGCTGAACCAGAAGTATATCGTCAACGGGAAGGATATGCTGGCCGGAATCGCGGCCCTGGTGTAAACACAGCGAACGCCCGCCCCCGGAGCAGAGCCGGAGGCGGGCGCATTTTCAAAATCTGAAAGGGGTATCTACCATGTCCGAGGAAAAGAAAATTATGGAGTACAAGCCTGAAATTCCGGTGGAGGGTACGGAGACAGCGGAGGCGGCGGAGACCGGCCAGCGCATTGTCGTGAAGTTCAACAGGCCCTACATCTTCGAGGGCAAGGAATATGCGGAGGTCGATTTGAGCGGCCTGGAGGGGCTGACGGTGAAGGACGCCATCGACATTCAGCGTCAGCTTTTCAACCAGCAGGAGGTAGCGGCGTCGCTACTGACCGAGACGACGACGGCCTTTGCGCGGGCGCTGGCGGTCAAGGGCACGGGGAGGCCGGTTGAGTTCTTCCAGCAGATGCCGCGCGGCGCAAGCAAACTGGTGTGCCGGACCGTGCGGGAGTACATGAACGTGGAGAACGCCACGGAAAATCATGTGATGCGCCTGGAGAAGCCCTACTCCTTCGACGGGAAGGAGTACAAGGAAATCGACCTGAACGGAATTGCCGATTTAAGCAGTATGCACGACAGCGCGGCGGAAAACCGCATGGCGCGGGAAGGGTTCATGGTAACGGAGACCTCCTTCAATTACCTGTACGCCTGTGTGATCGCCAGTATGGCCGCCAAGTTGCCGGAGGACTTCTTTACCGGCCTGCCGCTCTATGAGACGGTGAAACTGAAAAACGCCGTGAACGACGCCGGTTTTTTCGAGTAGAGGGCGGATACAAGGCGCTGCGAAAAGCGGCAATCAAGCTATCGGCCCTCACCAATGCGGACCCGGAATTTTACCTTGCGCGGATGTCAAAGCGGGAGTTCGTGGAGCTGAATAATGAGGTGGCGGAGGAATGGCGCAGAACAAAACACTAGAGCTTAGTATCAAGATCGCGGGCAAGGTGGACAAAAGCCTGCTGTCAGCGCTCAACTCTACACAGCGCCAGGTAAGCGGCATTGCAACAACCTTTAGCCATGTAGGCACAGTGGGCCTTGCGGCTATGGGCGCACTCGCCACGGGAACCGTCGCCGCCATTGTGAAATGCACCGACGCCGCAGAGAAGTTCGAGGCCCAGATGGGCGACGTGGTAAAGTACGTGGACGGCCTGGCCGACGCGGAAGGAAAGATCAGCGATAAGACCTGGGGCTTTGACGCCGCCGGGAACGCGGTTACTTACGCGGAAAACTACGCCCTCATGTCGGACGCGCTACTGGATTTGAGCACGCAAATCCCCATGACGGCGGAGGAGCTGACGCGGCTGGCGGCATCCGCCGGACAATCCGGCAAGGGGATCGCTGACCTGATCGAGCGGGACAGCCAGGGCAACATTTCCGGCTTTCTGAAAGACGTTGCCATGATGGGTACGGCCATGGACATTTCGGCGGAGCAGGCCGGTAACTGGGCCGCGAAGTGGGAAGTCGCCTTTGGCATGACCCATGACCAGGTGATGGTGCTGTCTGACCAGATTAACTACCTGGGCGCAAACAACGCCACAACGGCGGCGGAGATCGCCCAGGTAGTGAACGACGCGGCCAGTCTCGGACAGGTGGCAGGCGTCGCCACGGACACGACAGCGGCCATGGCGACGGCAATGCTGGCAATGGGCGTAGAGAGCGGCAAGACGGCGACGAGCATCAGCCGTATGTATACGAACATGAGCCTTGGAGCGAGCGCAACGAAGGCCCAGAAGGAAATGTGGCAATCGCTGGGCTTTACGGCGGAAGGCGTCGCAAGGTCCATGCAGATCGACAGCACCGGGACGCTTGTATCCGTGTTTGAGGCAATCAACAATCTGGACGCGGACAAGCAGGTGGCAGCTCTGAAAACGCTGTTCGGACAGTGGGCGATCCAGGGCGCGGCAAAGCTCACTGGGAATCTGGAATCCTTCACAAACGCCCTGGGCATGGTATCGGACCCGAACCTATACACCGGCAGTATGGAGCGGGAATTTATCATCAAGGCCAGCACCACGGAGAGCATCGACAAGATGATGACCAGCGCCCGTGAGGCGTTGAAAATCGACCTTGGAACGGAATTTCTGCCGGTGAAAAAAGAGTTCAGTTTGATGCTCATAGACATTATGAACGGCCTGCGGGAGAACGCGCCGGAGCTGAAACAGCTTGCGCAGACGTTGGCGACGCTGCTTAGTCAGGGCGTGGCCGCAGCGGGCGACGCTTTACAAAAGGCGCTGCCGTACATCCAACAGGCACTTGACTATCTGGCAAACCACGGGCCGCAGGTGATCTCCATACTGGGCAAACTGGCGGCGGCGTTCGCCGTGATGAAGTTTGCGCCGGGAATCGAGGGTGCTGTGCGCGGCGCTGGCGGTCTGCTGTTTGGTTCCGGCGCGGCTGGCGCTGGAGCAAGTGCAGCTGGCGGGGGCTTGCTGGGAGGCGTCAAGGGACTGTTTACAGGCGGCCAGCACGCCGCAGCGGCGGCGGCAACCGCGATTCCGAATCTGTTCGGAGCGGCAGGGAGCATCCTGGGAACGGCCCGTATCGACGCGCAGTTAAGTGGGCGGAGCTTGCTGGGAACGCTCTTTAGCGGCGCTGGAACGCTGTTGGGACAAACGGGGCTGGGCGGCGGACTGGCGAACTACTTTGGCGGAATCAGAGGCTCCTTTGGGAATCTGCTGAATACGGGAATCGGAGGAGGAATTGCAAACGCGCTGGGCGCAACCGGCGGGGCCTTGGGTGAAATCCTATCCGGCATTTCGCAGGCAACAGGATTGACCGATTTGGTCAACGGCGCAAGAGGTCTGGCCGGGCGCGGCGGGAGCTGGGTGGCCGGGAAAGCGGGCGGACTGACGCAGGGCGCTATGGGCCTTGCGGGCCGCGTGGTAAGCTCCGCACCGGCGCAGGCGGTTGGCGGAGTTTTAGGGAACGTCGGAAACTTTCTGGGTGCGGGGACCGGGATGCTGGGGAGTATGTGGGGGCCGATGGCCTCTGGCTTCGGCAGTCTGTTTGCCGGGGCGCTTCCCATTGTGGGCGTGATCTCCGGCATTATCGCGGTGGTAAGCATCCTGGGGGACCACCTGGAGGATATACGAGGCATTGTCGGCAATGTGTTCGGAGATGCAGGGCTGGCCGTTTTTGATTCGTTTATTGGCACGCTGCAAAACGTCGGGGACTTCATTACAGGGCTTTTTGCGGACGGCGGCGTGGCGGCAGCTATGGCCCCCCTGCGAGACGCGATTATCGGAATGTTCGGAGACGACGCCGGGGTAGCGTTCGACGGGCTGGTGCAGGTCCTTCAATCGGTTATGGGCGTGGTCGGCCAGGTGGTCACATTCGCCAACACGACGGTTAAGCCAATCATTGAGCAGATTTTCGGCTTTATTACTCAAACGGTGGTGCCTATTCTGCTGCAAACCTTCACAGCGGCGGCCCCCGCGATTTCCGGTATCATAAGCAGACTGGGAACCGCAATCATGGCCGGTATGCAGATCATCGGGACTGCGATTCAACTGGTTCTGCCAATCATTGAGTGGCTTATTACAGCATTTCTCAGTATTGCAAGCGTGGTGATCCCCGCTGTACTGGCCGGGTGGGAGGTTTTCGCAGCCGGGATCAGTACAGTAATCTCCGGCGTTCAGACCATCTTCGGCGGCCTGATTGACTTTATCACAGGAGTATTCACCGGAAACTGGACCCTGGCATGGCAGGGCGTCCAGGATATTTTCAAGGGAATCTTTGAGGCGCTGGGCGGCCTGGTGAAGACACCAATCAATGCGGTAATCTCACTGATAAACAAAGCAATCTCCGGGATCAATGGCCTGGGCCTGGATATACCGGACTGGGTGCCGCTGATCGGCGGCAAGAAATTCAGTGTCAACATCCCGGAAATTCCCATGCTGGCAAGGGGCGGTTTTACCAACGGGCCGAGTATCGCGGGCGAGGCCGGGCGGGAGGCGGTTATCAGCTTCCAGAGCGGCGCACGGACGAGCAACATTGCAACGTGGGCAAAGGCCGGGCAAATGCTGGGTGTGGGAAACCGGCTGGCGGATACCGGCAATCCTCCTGTGAAGCTAAAGGACATTGATCCTCCTGACGGAAATTGGCTGCGCGGACCTGGAGGCGGCGGAGGAGGTATAACCGTCGTCTACGCACCGACGCTCAACATCCAGGGAAACGCCGACGAAGACGATCTTGCTGCCGTTCTGCGGGATGACAAGGAGCGATTCAGGGCGTGGTTTGAAGCCTGGTATGAGGAGAAGCGGCGCAACGAGAGAAGGGTACGGTGGTAACGCATGGCAACCTATACGACCAAGGCGGGGGATATGTGGGACGCTATCGCATATGAGCAGCTGGGCAGCGTCAATTACACGGATCGCCTGATGAATCTGAACCAGCAGTACAGAAACATCTATATCTTTCCATCCGGCATTGTGCTGAAACTGCCGGAGCGGGAGACGAAGATCAATAACTCTCTGCCGCCCTGGAAGCGAAAGGGGGCGGGAACATGAGCAATCCAAATGCGGCCCGCCGGGCCAATGTGCGCATTGTGTTTGACGGCGCGGACATCACAGAGGACATCATGCCTTATTTTCTGTCGCTGTCTTATAAGGACAGCGAGGAGGATGATTCCGATTCCATGCAAATCGACCTTCAAGACCGGGATTCCATCTGGCTTCAAAACTGGCTGGAAAAGGCCGTCAGCGCAACCGCCGCCTCTAAACTGAAAATCAGCGCAACTATTACGCCGGAGAACTGGGGAGCGGGTGAAGCCCTCCCCACCGGCGACTTTGAGCTGGACAGCGTGGAGGCGGCGGGGCCACCATCCACAATCAAGGTAGGCGGGGTATCCCTGGGGTACAGCTCCCCTATTCGCCAGACCAAGAAATCAAAAGCGTGGGAAAATTACAACTTATCTGCCATTGCGGGAGAGATCGCCGGAAACGGAGGTCTCTCCCTTGTCTATGAATCGGCCAGCGATCCGTTTTACGAGCGGGTGGAACAGACCAAGGAGAGCGACATCAAGTTTTTATCCGATCTGTGCCACGACGCAGGAATTTCCTTGAAATGTTCCGACGGACAGCTTGTCCTATTTGATCAGGCGGCCTATGAGGCAAAGCCCCCAGCGCTAACCCTCCGGCGCAACAACGGGAGAATCCTTCCGGCAGCGCCGGAGGCATACGGGGCATATGGGAAAGACCCGAACTGCGGGGAATACATCGACTACCGGCTTTCCACCGGAGCTGCGGAAACGCAGTACGGTTCTTGCCGTGTCAGCTATGCCGACGCGGCATCCGGGCAGCTTATTGAGGGTAGGGCCACGGCGGAGGGCGAGGACAGCGAAAGCGGCCAATGCCTAGAGATCACGGCCAAGGTGAAGGATGCGAGCGAGGCACAGGCCCTAGCAGAAAAGCATCTGCGGCTCCACAACAAATTCAACCGCATGGCCTCCTTTACTCTCCCCGGCAACACCGGGCTTGTGGCGGGCGTGACGGTAAAACTGGAGGACTTCGGCGGCTGGAGCGGGAAATACATTATCAAGCAGGCGGAACACACCGTATCCTCGTCCGGCTATACAACCAGGATCACACTACGGAAGGTGCTGGGCGATTCGTCCGGCGGAAAATCCGGCGAGGGCCAAACCGGCAGCGGGGAGGAAAAGCAGACCACCGGCGGCAGCACCTATACCGTCAAGCCTGGGGACAACCTGTCAAAACTGGCGAAGCAGCTTTACGGGACCGGCGCGGACTGGAAGAAAATCTATGAGGCCAACAAGGACGTGATCGGGGGAAATCCAAGCCTGATCTATCCGGGCCAGACGTTCACAATACCAGAATAGGAGGACGCTATGGACGAAGACAGCCTGGGGAGAAGCACCGCATATCAGGACATCAGCGCTGTGTTCTCCAGTTTTTTCCGCATTGGATTCGTAACGGACGTAAACAACGAGAAGCGGATCGCGCGGGTAAAGTTTGAGGACCTGGGCTATACCTCCGGCTGGATTCCTGTACTTATCAATCGGGATTTTATACCGGACTATGATGTGCCGCAGCGGACAGAAGCAAGGGCTGGAGGAGCCGGATACCCACAGTTTGAGAGCCATACCCACGATCTTATCATCAAGCCCTATATGCCCAAAAAAGGTGAGCAGGTGCTTTGCATTTATGAGCCGGTGCGCAATGGAAGGGGCTTCATTTTGGGAGGGATTCAGAAGTGGCAGTAATCGGGTATTTGGGCAAGAGCGCGTCGGAGGGCGTTATCTTCGAGGTATCCGACCAGACTGTGCGGACGCTGAGTAATTGGAAGTGGAGCGGTTCGGTTCGCTACGCTGTCCATCAGCGGCACAACTACCATGCTCTGACGGAGTACACGGGCATGGACCCGGACAAGATTACCTTCGATATGGAGCTTCGCGTGGAGCTGGGCGTGAAACCACTGGACGATATTGTGAAGCTATGGACCTACCACCGGGAGGGAATCGCACTGGCTCTGACTGTGGGGCATAAGGGATATGGGAAATACCGCTGGAACATCACAAGCTACAGTGTGGAAATTAAGCACACGGACAATGAAGGGGACCCGACGGCGGCCACCGTGTCGGTAACGCTACAGGAGTATTTGAGAACATGACTTATGAAGTTTCAGAGGCGGATTTGAAGACCATCCGCCTGAACGAACAGGATGCCGTATCCTCTGTTCTGCACAACGTCGCGCTGATCCTGGCGACACCGAAAGGGAGCGTGCCCATGTATCGGGACTTCGGTCTGGACCGGGAGTTTCTGGATATGCCGGTGCCGGAGGCGGAAACACGGATGATTGCCCCTATACGGGAGGCCGTGGAGCAATGGGAGCCAAGGGCGACTGTGAAGGACGTTCGATTTACCAGAGGCGGCGGAGGCAGCGGGCGACTGATCGCACACGTTGAAATTGAGATTCAGGGGGATGGATGAAAGGGCGGTGAGAAGCATTGAGCAGAAACGCAGAATATCAATTTGTGCCGACTGACCCGGAGGAGATTGTAACAGAACTGATTGCATTGTATGAGGCGATCTTTGAGACAACGGTACAGCCTGCCAGCCCGGAGCGTCTTTTTATCCAGTATGTTGCCGCCGCCATCATTCAGGAGCGGGTGCAAAACAATTACACGGGGAATCAGAATATCCCCAGCCGCGCCGAGGGAAAGAACCTGGACGCGCTGGCGGAGCTGACCTACAGCAAGAAGCGCCCGGAGGCTACGGCGGCCACCTGCACCATGCGTTTTTCCATCTCCACAGAGCAGAAGTCCGCTGTATTGATTCCTGCCGGGACCCGGATCACCGACGCCAGCAAGACCCATGTATGGGTCACGCAGGAGGACAACTACATCCCCATTGGGGAAACGTACATCGACGTGGAACACGTCACCTGCCAGAGCGCCGGAACGGCGGGAAACGGGTACACGCCGGGGCAGATCAATAAACTGGTGGACGTGTACGACTATTATACTTCCTGCGAGAATGTCACCGCTTCGGCGGGCGGATCAGACGCGCCGAACGACGATGAATACTATGAGCTGATGCGTGCCAGCATGGACGCCTACAGCACAGCCGGGGCGGCGGGCAGCTATATCTACTGGGCAAAGCAGGTCAGTACCGAGATTATGGACGTGGCAGCGGTGTCCCCGACGCCGGGCGTGGTCAAGCTCTATGTGCTGATGGACGGCGGGACGCTGGCCGACGAGGAAATGAAAGCAAAGGTGCTGGAGGCGTGCAGCGCAGACGAGCGGCGGCCTCTGACGGACTGGGTGCTTGTGGAGGATGCGGAGGCGGTACCATACGACATAGCCTTTACCTACTACACGCAGACGGATGCGGGAATCAGCGCGGCAGACTTGGAGGCGGCGGTGCAAAAGGCCGTGGAGGAGTATACCGCATGGCAATGCGGAAAGCTGGGCCGGGACATCAACCCGGACGAACTGCGGAAATATCTCTACCGCACCGGAATCAAACGGATCGAGCTGACCGCCCCCGCATTTACAGAACTGCGGGACGGAAGCGGGAAAACCGTGCCGCAGATAGCAGCCCTGCGGGGGACGCCAACCGTTATTAATGGGGGTTATGAAAATGAGTGACGCCCATGGAGTGACGAAGGAAAATCTGCTGTTTGCTTTCCCCAGCGGCCTGCGGGAAAATCCATCCCTTGCGGCGCTGGGGGACGTGACGGCGGAGGCCCTGGCAAAGCGCCCGGCGGAAATTGCGCTCTTGGCCCTTTATCCGAGGATCGAAGAACTGCCGGAGGACCTGCTGGATATTCTGGCACGAGATTTCAAGGTGGACTGGTGGGATATTAACTACGACTTGGCGGAGAAGCGGCGGACGCTGAAAGATTCCTGGCGGGTACATAAGATGCTGGGGACAAAGGCCGCCGTGGAAACAGCCATCTCCGCCATCTATCCCCATACGCGGGTGCTGGAGTGGTTCGAGTACGGCGGAGAGCCGTATCACTTCAAGCTGGACATCAACATCACCAACGACACGATCAATTCCGAGAAGCAGCGCCGGGTACTGGAGCGGATGAACTTTTATAAAAGCCTCCGCTCCCACAACGACGGCGTGACCTACTTTGTGGAGGCGAAGCCCGCTGTCGTTCAGGCGTCCGGCTATGCGCCGGGACTATGGGAGACCATACATACCCCCATGGAATTGCCCATTCCGATCATCCAGCCGGAGGCAGCAGCTAGAGCGGTGGCCTCTGCGGGCATTTGGGAGGCCATACACGTTCCTCTGGGATTGCCGGTCCCCGTTGTCGAGCGGGAGGCCGTGGCCCGTGTGGGCGGCTCTGTGGGGCTTCTGGAGGCGTTTACAGCGGCGGCGGAGCTTCCGGCGCTGACTGTCAGGGGCCGAGCGTCTGTGCGCATTGGTGCGGCGGCGGCCATAGAGGAGACCCACACAACGCGGGCAAGCCTGCCAGCCGGGGAGCCGGTGCGGAGTAGGGCGAGGCTGTATGCGGCGGCCTCTAGCGTATGGCAGGAGTGCTACCGGACCGGAAGCATTGCCCTGGCAGATACGGTGCTGATCGCCTCCGCCCAGGCGAAAGCTGCGGGCGGAACGGCGTCTACACAGGAAACAGCAATGACCCATATCAAATTACAGGAGGCAGAACATGGCAGAGCAGAGTAAGACAACGCGCTGGTCGAAAACGGCGGTGACAGACGCCGGTACATCCCTGCTGGCGGAGTTTGCGGCTGGGCGTATCCTGACCATTACCGGGGCGTTCGGATCGTCCGGCGGAGACAGTGAAAACCTGGCGGAGCTGACAGAGCTTCCCGACGGGAGATTGCACCCGCTGACCATCGAGAGTGTGACAAAGAACGACAGCAGCGTAACCATCTGTATCCAGGTGTCGAGCATCGGGAATCCGACCCCCTACAAGCTGGACCGGATCGGCATTTTCGCCACCGCCGGGGACCTGGGGGAACCGGAAGGGCTGGAGGACGAAAGCAAGCTCCTGATGGTCATTGAGGACACGGAGGACGAGAAGGGCCGCAGGGGCGTTACCATTCCAGCAGAGAGCGAGCAGCTTTATGTGTTCAAGCTCTACGCCGTGCTGACCGTCACAAACAAGGAGCGGCTGGAGGTCAGCGTATCCAGCGCGGGAATCGCCACCGTCGGAGCCATTAAGGACGAGGTGGACCGGCACAACAAAGACGAGAACGCCCACGCCGGTTTGATGGCGGAGGCCATTAAGGGCCACAATGAGGACCCGGAGGAACATCCATACATGACGGCCCGTATCCGGGCGGCGGAGATCGCCTTGAACGGGAAGGAAACCATTATCCGGGCGGGAGACCCTACCAACGAGACGGTGGGTGTGAAGGGGCAGCATTACATCAACCTGGATACCGGGGCAGAGTTCATCTGCAACGACAGGACAGACGAGGGTTACATTTGGGGGCCGGTTGACACCAAGACCTCCATGCGGGAGCTGCTGGCACAGACGGCGGAAACCGCAAGACAGGCAAAGGACGTGGCCGACGGTGCAGCCCAGGCGATTGCCGCCGTCCAGAACACCATTTCTGTGATCCCCTCCCAGTCGGGGAGCCTGACATACAACGGCGGGGCGCAGAAGCCGGGCTGGAATAATCTGGCCCTGGAAATGATGGATATTACCTATGGGGAAGACAAGACCCCGGCAGCTGAGTTCCAAGGCGAGACGGATGCCGGGACTTACAAAGCCTATGTCACGCCTAAAGAGAAATACACCTGGGGCGATAAATCCAGCGACGAGAAGGAAATTCTGTGGACAATCCAGCGGGCGACGATTTCCGCAACGCCCAGCACCAGCGGACCCTTGCCATACACCGGGGAGGCCCAGGCTCCGGTCTGGCAGAACTTCAATCCGGAGCAGCTGACTAAGACAGAGACCGCGCAGACGAACGCCGGAGAACATTCCACGGACTTCACGCCGAAGCCTAATTTCCAGTGGAGCGGGGGCGACACCTCCGCAAGGACGGTGAAGTGGACCATCAGCAAGGCCGCCAACAGCTTTTCCGTGGCCCCCAGCGGGGCGCAGAGCGTGGACGTGGGCGATACCGTGGTGATTCAGGTGACGAGCAACAGTGATGCCCAGATCACCGCCACGGCGGACAATCCCGCAAGCGTGGAGGTGACGGTGGATGCGGCCAACAAGCGAGTGACCATCAAGGGTGTGGGTCAGGGGTCCGCCAACGTAACCATCTCCAGCAGGGGAAGCGCAAACTATACGGATGCCAGCGCGGTCATTGGCGTGAATGTGAGGCGGAAGACGCCAACACTCTCCATCAGCCCGGCAGGAGCCAAGACGCTTACCATCGGAGGCAGTACGCAAATCGCCGTGACCACCGACAGCGACGGCGCTGTGTCCGCCAGATCCAGCGCTCCCGGCGTGGCTACTACGTCGGCCAGCGGAAAGAATGTGACCATTTCCGGGGCCTCGGCAGGCAGCGCGACCATTACCATTTCTGTGCCGCAGACGGCGAAGTACAATGCGGCCAGTGTGACCGTGGCTGTCACCGTAAGTAAGCCGACGGTGAGCAATTCCACATGGAGCGACATCAAGGCCATTTCTGACGCGGGGACAGCGGCAAGCTACTTCGCTGTGGGCGATACAAAGAGCATCACGCTTAACGGGAAAGCAGGTAATTTTACCTTTAGCAATTTGAGGGTGGACGCCTTTATCCTGGGTATCAATCACAACGCCAACCGTGAGGGCGGCAACCGGATTCACTGGCAGATCGGCAAGATCGGCGGGAAGCTGGTGGGCCTGTGCGACAGTGGATACAACAACGAGCAGACTTCGGCGGGTTACTTCCACATGAACACCAGCCGAACCAACGCGGGCGGGTGGAACAACAGCGCCATGCGGAAAAGCCTGCTGGGCAACAGCGGGTCCCCGTCCAGTCCTCCCGCAAACTCCCTGCTGGCAGCCCTCCCGGCGGACTTGCGAAGTGCATTGAAGCCTGTGACAAAGTACACGGACAACACCGGCAACAATCAGAACAACGCTTCTTCTGTGACCGCAACCACGGATTATCTTTTCCTCTTGGCAGAATTTGAGGTATTCGGCTCCAGAAGCTATGCAAATAGCGCAGAACAGAATTATCAAATTCAGTATGCCTACTATAAGGCTGGAAACAGCAGGGTTGCCTATAAGCATAGCAGTACAGGTGATGCGGTGTGGTGGTGGCTGCGGTCCCCCTATTACA